AAAGATAGTTTGCTGTGCTTCCAGAAGAAACATAGAGTGAATGTTTTGCCCCAACCCATTTACTCCAGGCACTTTCAAACTCTTTTACCCTTTGTCCATTAGTGAATCTATCAGTAGTTAATACAAATTTTGCCAGACGCAATCTGTCCAGCAAAGTTGTATTGTCTTTCATCAATGGCCAACTAAATCCCATTTTCTTTGTACCATTCGTAAGTGGATTGAATACCTTCACGGAAGCCAATCTTTGGTTCCCATCCAAGTGCTTTCATCTTATCAACATTCATGACTTTTCTGGGAGTTCCATTGGGTTTGCTAGTGTCCCATTTAATTTCTCCAGTAAAACCAACCACATCTGCGATTGTTTCTGCGAGTTCCTTAATAGTGACATCTTCACCAGTGCCAACGTTGACGTGTTCAGGATCTTCACAATTTTTCATTGCAACATAACATGCCTCTGCAAGATCATCCACATGAAGGAATTCTCTCATAGGAGATCCGTCACCCCAACATTCAACAACAGATGCGTTTGATTCTTTTGCTTCATGAAACTTTCTAATCATTGCTGGAAGCACATGAGAAGAATTCAAATCAAAGTTGTCATTGGGACCATAGAGATTAGTTGGCATTAGAGAGATGGCATTAAAACCATGCTGTTGTCTATATGCCTCACACATTTTAACACCAACAATCTTTGCAATGGCATAACCATCATTACTAGATTCTAATGGACCAGAAAGCAACTGATCTTCTGTAATTGGAATGCTGGGATGCTTGGGATAAATGCAAGAAGATCCAAGAAACAAAAGTTTCTTAACACCAAACTTGTGAGAGTTCTTGATGATATTAGTTTGAATTTCTAAATTATCAGTAATGAAGTCTGCTTTATATTGTTTGTTTGCCATGATGCCACCAACTTTAGCAGCAGCAACGAAGACATATTCTGGTTTTACTCCCTGAAAAAAATGGGTTGTTTCATTTTGATTAGTAAAATCTACCCACTTACGGGTTGCAAGAACAAGATTATTGTAACCTTTCTGCTTTAGATTTCTAACAATTGCAGATCCAACCATTCCTTGAGATCCTGCAATTAAAATTTTAGAATCACTGTCCATAAATGCACATATCCTCAACTAATTGTTTAAAAGAAATCTTAGGTTCCCAACCTAGTTTTTCCTTTGCCTTTGTGGCATCACCTAATAAGGTTTCTACTTCAGCAGGTCGAAAATATTTAGGATTCACATCGATGACCTTTCTTCCAGTATTTTTATCAATACCAATTTCATTAAGTCCTTCACCTTCCCATACAATCTTCATACCAAAATAAGGTGCTGCTGCTTCTACAAATTGACGAACAGAATATTGTTCTCCAGTAGCAATCACATAATCATCTGCTTCTTCCTGTTGAAGCATCAACCACATTGCTTCGACGAAGTCTTTTGCGTGCCCCCAATCCCTGCGTGCATTAAGGTTTCCGAGAGATAATATGTCTTGTTCCCCAACTGAAATACGGGACAATCCTCTGGTAATTTTACGGGTAACAAACGTTTCCCCTCGTCTGGGACTTTCGTGATTGAAAAGAATTCCAGAACTTGCGTGTAGTCCATATGATTCTCGGTAGTTTTTTACAATCCAGTAACCATAAAGTTTGGCAACACCATAAGGGGAACGAGGATAGAACGGTGTTGTTTCTTTTTGAGGAACTTCCTGAACGAGACCGTAGAGTTCGGAAGTAGATGCCTGGTAAATGCGTACCCGATCTTGCATACCCAAGAGACACACTGCCTCAAGAATACGAAGAGTTCCCAGAGCATCCACCTGACCAGTGTATTCAGGGATCTCAAAGGATACTTTGACGTGACTCTGAGCACCAAGATTATAAATTTCATTGGGTTGAACCTTTTGAATAACTCTTACAATATTAGTAGAATCGGTGAGATCACCGTAGTGTAAATTGATACGATCGTAAATGTGATCAATTCTATCAGTATTAATTAGAGAACTTCTCCTAACAATACCATGAACTTCATACCCTTTCTCTAAAAGAAGTTCAGCAAGATATGACCCGTCTTGACCAGTAATACCTGTAATTAATGCAACTTTCATAGAATTTTTTGAACGTATTGATTTACAATTTCAATCTCTTTTTGAAGACCATTATTCATTCCAATGTTAGATTCTGGATTATAACCAAAAACAGTATTATACATTGGGTGGGCACAAAATCCATTATCAATATAATAACACTTTTTGTTTTGAGCGTTCTTATATTCACTTAATGGAACCTCATCAAATCCATCATTTGGAAGTTGAAGTACATTTCTCCACTCTTCGGTCCTGAAGGCAAAAACATTATTTGTAAAGTAAGGTCGATCAAACTCCTTAATAGAATACTCATGCTTTGCAAGGAATCTATCCATTGTGTTCAAAATGTAATCATTGAGGAGTAATTGTGCCTCGATAGAAATACGAACAGGATGAATACCTCTATAGTAGTGGTTAATGTTTCGTACACCTTGATAGAATTCTTCGGAATTCCAAGTCTCTGCATTAACAGTATACTTATTCAGAGAACTATAGTCAACTCCCCAAATGTTATTTGGCATTGTTCGATTAAGGAACAAAGTATAGAGTTGATTCTTAACTTCATCATCTTCAATATATGCTTCGATAAACTGATCCACAAGAGGAATATTTGTCGAAACAAGAGGAGAGAAGATAAGAGTCTCTGGATCATCGAGAATGTGAATATTCTCAATGAAGTAATCCCAAACGTGACTACTCATAAAGCAGTCTTCATCTAATTTAATTGAATATGGATTGGAATCATTACTTGCCATCTTTGCTTTGGCAAGATAGTTCCCGTTGTAAGGGAAAATAATAATCTGACAGGCAATTTCTGGATCTAGATAATCTGCCCAGTTTGTATCGTTTGTTGCAAGAATATTAACCTTGATCTTCTTTTTATTTTCTGGTTTAATATTATTAAGAAAATGAGATGTTAGTTTCCAATATTCAATTGGTCTCGCATGAGGCAAATAGTCAATTGTAATCATTGTTTTTAATGTACCAAGAAACTGTTTTTTCCAAACCGATGTCCAGGTTATATCTAGGTGACCATCCGATCTCGGTTTTTATCTTCGATATGTCAGTAGAATATCTACGATCATGACCAGGACGGTCCTTCACATATTCTAGCATACTTTCATCTTTATTCATGATGGAAAGGATTCTCTTAACCAAATCTAAATTGGTAATTTCACATTCTCCACCGATATTATATTTTTCACCAACCTTACCATATCTCCAAACATCAATCAGTGCTTCACAGTGATCCTGAACATATAACCAATCACGAATCTGTTTCCCATCTCCATAAACAGGAATCTTTTTATCTTGAAGTAGATTTGTAATAATCTTAGGAATCAACTTTTCACTATATTGCCTTGGTCCATAATTATTAGAACAGTTTGTAATTACGACTGGTAAACCATAAGTATTATGAAAAGCATTCACAAAGTGATCACTTGCTGCCTTTGATGCTGAATATGGATTTCTAGGATCATACTTTGTATCTTCAGTAAAAGATCCTTCAGAAATAGATCCAAATACTTCATCAGTAGAGATGTGTTGGAATCTTTCAACTTCCGTCGCAAGACTTGCATTCAGAAGATTAATCGTTCCAATAATATTACTTTCTACAAATGGTTTACAGTCTTTAATAGAATTATCTACATGACTTTCTGCAGCAAAATGAAATACTGTTCTTGGTTTAAATCTTTTAAAGATATATCTAACTTGATCTTCATCAAATAAATCGCACTCTTCTAGATGAAACTGAGGTCCAAGAGGAATATAACTCTTGTTTGATGCATAAGAAAGTTTATCAATAACAATAACTTTATCTTCTGTGATAGAAGTTAAATGATGTAAGAAATTGCTTCCAATAAAACCCGCACCACCCGTTACTAATATTGTCATTTTTGACCGTATTTTTCTAAAAGTTCTGGAGAATATTGCAAAACATCTTTGATATTTTTTTCTTCTAGTTTTGCCTTCTCAAGTTCATAAACTCGTCTTCTAAGTTCTGTGGTTGAATACTGGTGGCGTCTCTTGTGATAGAAAATCTCAATATCATTATCAATACAATATTGTTTACCAGTAAAATCAATATCTTTATACTCTTCACTCAAAAATCGAATATGAAATGTTTGAGTTTTAATTAGATTAAGAAGATCTGCTTCTGTATCATATACAAGGATCTCATCAACGTATTTACATCCTTGTACTTGAGCATATCTTTCATAGATTGATTGTGCTGGTTTATTCTTCAAACCAGGTCTATCAATAGATGGATCAACTTGAAGTGCGACTTTTAAGTAATCACACATCTCTCTTTCCATCTTGAGCATTGTAACGTGCCCAGCATGAAAGAGGTCAAAACAACTACAATTAAAACCGATTTTCATATTAGTAATTCTTTCTTTTATTATACTAAAAAAGCAGGGTTTATGCAACCCTGCTTCAATACGGTCTTTTCATGCACGCCAAGTTATTTTTTTAACTAGGTAATAACTAAATCCTAGGCGGGAGAGATTCCCATCCGCACCAGGGTTTTTATCGTGTCTCCATCACGGGCATATAGGGGATGACTCCACCACCTAGTTTGAATTAACTAGGAAAAGTTGGACTAGTTTTGGTATTTCAATAGCGGCATAAAAACCACATAAGAAAAGAATATCCCAGAACTTATATTTGATAGCAAAGGGAACGACAAAGACATTCCCAATACATTTTACAAATAGTCCGATTTTCATATCTCCCCATAACAGGAAAAAGTATCCTGATAAGAGGAGGATATTACCAATGTATCTGAATACATTAGACT